ACCTTTACGGGTACTACTGCAGCCTCGGCATTTAAAAACTTAGCTCCGCCAGACTTACTCAGATTAAAAAGATCAGAGTCTCTGTGTTTTATCCATGCACCGTTAGAGTAGTTTACTATAAGAGCACTATCGCTAGTTGCGTAAACTCCTGCAGATCCATTGTTACCGTATACATATCCATATGTTGGGGCGGCAGTTGAATTAGAAGGGCCATCTTTTAAGCCAATCTTCCAAGTGGGGGCAGAGCTACTTTCTAAGTTAAGAGCTACTGTTCTGTCATTGTCGTTATCTACATAGAAATGAAACAAGTCGCCTGCGTCTGTTCTCTTGACGGTAAGCGGTGCGGAGATAGCGCCAGTCGCTGAGGTTATCTGTGTTGTTCCGTCTGGAAATAATATGCCAGAGTAGTATGGGGATACGCCGCTAGCATATCCATTTTCAGTCATTATGAACGCTCTGTTAGCTGGGTATGTACAGAATATTGTTGACACACCGCCTGAAAGAGATAGTTTAGAGCCTGTACTGCTAGATAGCACGACATCTCTTGATAGACTGTTAGAAGATGAGGTATAAGTACCTATTCCAATCTCCCAATTTACGCCATCTTCTATACCGTAATAAGTCTTGTTGTTATTCCCAATAGCATCAGCAAATGTCTGGAACCCGCCATAGGCAGAACCGAGTGTTACAGCCCCTGTTCCACTTGTGGTACTTGTCTCTTTTACTCTGTCTGTTAAAACAAAAGCCATGAACAGCTCTCCCTACTAGAATGTTTGTACGGTTCCGTCTATGTGCATGTTGCCATTCTGATCTAGATACGCAACCATTTGGCCCAAGTTGTTAAACCATGTTTGTATAGCGTCTGACGACGAAGAAGATGACCTTACATCAAGAGTTCCACTAGGATTGAGTATTGCTCTACCAACGGAAACTCTTTGATCTGCCATGTCACCACCAATGATATCTCCAACATTCAATTTGTGACTACTGCTGCCTTGTATCAATCTGTATGGCGAAGTTCCACCTATCCCTACGGTTAGTTCTATGTTTCTGTCTCCACTGACAGACTCAAGAGCATTGTCACCAATACCGATAGATCTACTAGTCTTCGCATTTAGACCTGCTGAGTTACCAATAAACACACCCATGCGAGAACCAGAAGCATAGTGACCAGTATTTGGCCCGATAAACACAGAGTTGTCTGCTTGATTGGCGTTCATACCTGCTCGATAACCTATCATTACAGAGTAGTCAACACCACTGACAGGATCGACATCATAATTACCAGCATCAGTCCCAAAGAAGGCAGCGTGGTTAGTTCCGAGTATGCCATTACCAGCCCTGTAGCCTACTATACTGTTAAACGTATTGTCTGTAGTATTGAATATAGACGTAGCTGAGAACACATGGTTTTGGTTTTCTTTGATCCAGTCTGTGCCGGATTGAACGTATCCAGCCAAGTCCGTGAGCGAAATCTTAGTGCTTACACCGCTAGTCGTAACACCAAAGAAAGTTCCATCATTGCTAATTAAAGAAGCTACTGGTAAGTTCTCTGCATCAAGCGTTAACTCAGTTCCTTGAGTCCCTGCGTATGAAGCGAGTCCAGAGCCGGGATATATGGAGAGTCCAACACCACTTTCTATGCTCGTACCATCGTGGAACCTAACAGCACCCTTGATGTGCAAGTCACCGTCTAACTGGGCGAAAGGTCTTTCTGTGCTGGGCACATTGTAGGAAGCTGTTCTATCAAGCGGTGCTACATGATGTCTTAGGGTAAACAACGTGCTGTTAATACCGTTGTTGCCCAAGAATTTGAATTGAACACCACCGTCTGGGTAAGAAGCAGAGTTGTCTACTTTTTGTACTATAGAAGCAACTTTGTCACTACCAAAGGCATTTTGATTATGCGCAAATCCTATGCTATCAGTCTGATTGCTATTTACAGTTGCAAACTGACCGTTAATGAAGACCTGCATTGGCGAGTCGGTATTATTTGCCAAAGAGCCAGATATCAAAGGCACATTCATTTGTAGGCTTGAATCTACAACGCCGATCTTCAATATGTCATTGTGAGTAACGCTGCTATCAGTAAGCCCAGCGCCAAGATATATGTTTCTGCTAGAGTTTCCACCAACATCTGTTTTACAACCAATAAGCGTGTTCTCATCACCATTGGTAACGCTTTTCCCAGCCTCTTTGCCTAAGAACACATTACAGTTTCCAGTTTGAAGTTGATTACCGGCAGAACCTCCTAAGAAGGTATTGTTGCTACCAGTGTTCAGACTTTGGCCAGCTCCAAACCCATATCCGGTATTGTTCTCAGCGCCGTTGGGAAGCCCGTATAAATCTCTCTGACCTCCAGCTGCAACCCCAAAGTCGTTACCCTTCAAGTCAGTATAGTCATCTCCCATGCTAACTTGATCTGTAGCACCGTAGGGGTTACTTAGATCTATTTCTCCGAAGCTTCCATACTCACTAAAACCAAGTTCTTCCATAAATCCACCGGCCTCGGGAGAATCTATGTTATACCCAGCGTCATCTAGCTGACCAAGGGCCTCGTTAATTTGAGATACTCTATCTGTAACCCCACCAAAGTCTGGGTTTTGATTTGGCGTGTTTGAAAGCTTGATTGGTGAGCCGCAGTCTGATTTCCAGAACAAATGGTCACAGCTACCGTCTCTCTTTGCAAATATGTATCCAACCCTGATAGGATCTTTGGAGTCTACAACTTGAACACCTATTCTTGGCGAGGTTATAGAAGTTTCCTGCACATCTTCTTGACCGCCAACCAGTAGGCTGTATCCGTAAGGCAATTCATCTGGCGTATTTATACTAACATTTCCATCTTTAATTGTTAGCACTGAATCTTTTACATAGTCTTTAAACTGTGATATTTCAAACTTGTCTTCAAAATAAGAAAGCTCCGCCGCATTTTTTGGATCGTAAGAATCTTCGTTCCTGCTTGCGTTATCCCTACTAACCAGCTGAACGGAAGCACCTCTCTGGAAAGCTCCTTCCCCGTCTGTAATTCTTACAACGGCGTCTCCGGTAGCTTTTATATTGAATACTGTTTCTGGAATGAAATCTGCCGATAGGTAAGGCGTCTGGTCTATGCCAACCATTCCCGGCGAATTAGAATTCATTATCACCATTGCATTGATTGGCACGCAATCGTTTTGATATCCAGAGATTCTAAAGCGGTCTTTTGGCTGTCTATTGTTTATTGTAATATCATGATCTGTATCTACAAAGTCAGTTTGGAAGCCAGTTATTTTGTCTTTACCGCCCTTTTGCTCTTTAATGCTTGTTCTTGATAAAAGCCTTTGCCCTACTATCACACCTGAAGTTAAAGATGAGTAAGTCACCACATAATCATCGCCAAGCTCACTGCCGCTGGAGCCTATAAAGTTGATATCTGTTATGCCTGCTATATCACCATCTGGCCCAAGAGGATTTGGTTTTACTATGTCTTCTTTAGTTACAAAGAAAGCATTTTTAGAAATTACATCTGATGTAATATCGCTAGAACCTTCCTGAACTGTGCTTATGGCGGCTGATGAAGTTCCTCCGCCAGCCGTGGTTCCAGTACCCACATCAAGCAGGCTTGCAAATATATTAGGCCCGGTGTTTCCTCTTCCGATCTGGTTCGGATTCTGTTCGCGGAAGTTGACACCAAAATCGGGATTATTATGTCTGTATGCAAACTCGTCGGTTTTCGTTGCCTTGTCTTGAGGATTGAGTTCCATGAAGTGATCAACGGCAACAGTGTTGGGTGCTGTAGTTTGTATCCCATCCGCAAAATTTGTATCTTTCCCAAAAGTACCATTTTTAAATCCGGGCATATAGATGGTCATCCAGCTATTCTGCATGTCCGCTGAGACCATTTCAAATATCCAGCCGCCATAGACTAGAGTTCTACAATCAAAACCGTCGTAATTGTTTCCGACACGGCTGTTATGGTTCCCATGCCACAAATGGCCATCAGTACCAAACGCAGAAGTCCTTGCGCGAGGAGCGTATACCTTAACCTTGTTAGCGCCCAGAACGGCGTCTACAGCGCTTTGAACTTCGTCCACAGTGGCCATGTTAGTAAGATACTTTTTGTCTGTTGCGTCAGGATCAAGCCAAGTCACTCTTTTTGACAATAAGTCAGCGTCTGCTGGGTAGGTGTTGTCGCCAAAGTCTGTTGCAAAGTTTTCAGCAGTATATTCAACTCCGTCGAAAGTAACGCCATAGAACTGTATAGATATGGGATAGCCCAAACACTTTGTAACATTCGTACTAAAGTCAGCTGTTCCTGTAGCCGCATGTCTAGTTTCGTTGTATGTTCCAAATTTATTTAAGTCTGCTATCATTTCTCCAGAGGTTGAGGAATCAAACGGGTCTGGATTTTTTAGCAAAGGTGTGGCTTGTTTCTCTATAAACGGAAATATTCTTTCTTGTCTTACGGGCCAATGAATGTCGTTAAAGCCAAAAGGGGCGTATGTAGATAAGCTAGGTGTTATACCCGCACCAATAAAGCGATTCGCGCCTTCGTCAACATCTTCAAAGCCTTTTTTGTTTCTAAGCACATTTGCCATCATCCGACCAGTAAGACGGCCACCACGACCCAGTAAGTTTGTGGTGTCAACACCTACTGGTTTTTCGTCTGGAAGAAATGCCGTATATTCGGAATTCGTAATGTTCTTAGATTTAAATACCTTATCCGCATCGCTAGCCCCAGACTTATGCAGAAATGCATCAATATATTGCAAACCTATGCCGTTACGATTGCTGCTTGTAGTAGTAGTTTGAGCTATCACGATTGCATCAGAGTGGCCAGCGTTCCAAGTAAAAGAAAATCCCCTTCGCGACATTGGGTATGGAAGTATTTCCCCTGTAAGCGGATGCTGGTTGAAATTTCCGGCTATCGTTGAAAAGTTTGAACCAACGGCAGCTCTTTGTCTCTGCCAAGATTTACCTACTCTGACAGGATCTACAGCGCTTGGAAGCCACTTATATTGTCCGGTATCAAATTCCTTTTTTGTGTTATCTAGTGCAACAGCGTCGTTATTAGGCTTTAAAACTATGGTCTCGCTGTCTTTAATTACACTATCGCCAAAAGTTATACTACTACCAGCTCCAAACATATAGTTTTCTGCTACAGTGCCTCTGTTGTCCATCGTGTGAGATAGTTGTTCATCTGTCAAGGGTATTGGTGAGTTCAATGTGCTGAATTGGCTCGGATAAAAGAAGCACGCCTCTACAGCGGTTAATATGTCACCTCCATCCTTTGTGTTTGTCCAACCAGCGGCTTTGAGTTCTGTGACCTTTGTGTCGAGAGCTGCGTTTAACAGCCCACAAAAGGCCTCTAAGGTGATATCAAAAGGAATGTCTTTGACTTCCACATAAACACCGTATGGGAAGTTTGATATATTGTCCTGATACGGCTGGATGATCTCTGTAGTATTATGAAAACCATTTAAAACAACAAACTTAAAGTCAAACGTGCCTCCGGTGGCTCCGGCGGCTATACTTAAATCGCGCTCCCAAAACTTGGACTCTGTTTGATAAAAATAAAACCGCCTGTTACCAGTGCCTCCAGACGTTCCATCAACTGTATTAGAAGAGGTGTTTGTTAGGCTCGTTGTGTTTGATGTAAGTGCAGCTTGATTGGCACCAGCCAAAGAACCTTTGAATTCTATATTGAAATCTAAATCAGACATGTTATCTTCCTATATTGAGTATGTTCCTTCGGGCAGTGTTGCACTACCAGTTTTTACTTCTATATTGCCTGCGCCTACTGTAGACAGTGCTTCTAGAGCGGACTTAATAGTTGCAGCACTTGCGTTGTGAGCTAGAGCGGATGTAGTTTGACCGCCAAAGCTGAGTGTAAATGTACCGCCATTAGCGACAACCTTTAAATGTTGTATTTCATTTCTAGTTGTTGACCCGGTGGAAACAGTAGCGTCATTCTTTCTAATGAATAATCCGTAACAGTTTTTAGCCGTCACCATAGATAGTTGTTCCCTACCTAGAATTCTATTGGAACGAACATGACAGCCAGACGCTAAATCAATACTGATATTTGACTGCCAACTAGACCTAGCAAAAGAGTTATCTATCTCTAAGCAATCCAGAGTGCTGTCTGGAGCAGCGTATAGCCATTTATAATCTCTTCTGTAATCTGAACCACTAGAAGGTATAATCAAGCCAGCGCCTTCAAGACTCTCGTCTCCAAGATACCCACACGGTTCTCCAGTTCCCCCATCACATATGCCGCTAGTTGCAAGATAGAGAGTCCTGCATTCGTACAGGCAGCTAGACATCTCTTTGTATGTGTAGGTGTTTATAGAAGCAACACCACTAACGGTAAGATTCTGAAAGTATCCAGATTTCCATTGCAGATCTTCATGGCCAAGAGACCACTCTTTGCTTTGTGCGGGAACTATGCTTCCAGAGACAGTGATTAACCCCTGACCAGATGGGCTGGGAGTATTAAAACCAACCTTACCACCAGAGAAGTAGATATCATCGTTTATTCTAAACTGATCTTGATTAGAGTCTATACTGTGTTCTACATAAACATTAGACCAAGGTGTGGCAGTGTGACCAAGAGCATATGCGCCAGACCAAGCTGGAGACACGGCACCTGAAACCTGTAGCGTTCCATAGTCATGTAGACCCTGAACGCCAATGCCAACTCTTTTTGTATCTAGTTCGCCAAATATAGTTGGATCAGTCCCAGCTTCTATTCCATCACCACAAAGAGAATCGCTGTCTACATCGTGAGTACCAATATATAATCTATGGCTAGTGTTTTCGCCAATGTAATAACCGGCTCCGTGACCAACGGCTATATTGTAGTTACCACCCTTATTTCTCTGTAGGGTGTGACCACCAATACCTATGTTGCGATCACCTTCTATATTTCCGGCTAACGCATTGTGTCCGAGAGCTGTGTTACCAAAACCATAGACACTACAACCCAAAGCATGAGAACCAATAGCCGTATTACTATAGCCATTGTAATTCTGTGCTAAAGCTGAATAGCCGACTGCCGTGTTATCTACACTTGTGTAACTAGGATGGCCAAGCTTACTAATAGCTAACTCACCAACTTTGGTTGTTCTCGTAGCATGAGTTCCAATGTTGGCAAAATTAACATTGACCCCAGAGGTGAACGTCTCACCCCAAATAGAGTCAATGATATTTAATAAGTTGGTTCTAACGTCTCTTGGGGATATTTGACCAGTAGAATTATCCTGCAGGTCAGTACCTATATTTTGAGCAAGTGTCTGCTTGTCTAATTTCATGACTTACCTACCTGATTTTTAATCGAAGCTAATTTCTAGACTCTTATAGTCAAACTTTACGTTGTCCCCTTTATATATAATTCTAGGATTATCCAGAGTAGCGTGCATAAGCACATTACCGTCTCCAACAGTGGCGTTGTCAAAGATGTAAACGCCAGAAACCCAACCCCAGTCTTGAAGGGCTGTGCTAAATACTAATTGTCCGCTATTTCTAATAACACCACTTCCTTGAGCGTGGTCATCTGGGTCATAATGCCAAGTTGTCGCGCCTAGACTGGCGGGATCACCAAGGTTTAGTCTTCCATATCCATTTGCTGAGGAATCTCCAGCCGTAGTGCTGAGCTCCCCGCAAGTTCCCCCAGTTGCTGCATCATATGTGCCAGTGGGAGTAGCTACTCCATTCACATTCACCACGACGCCACTACTTAGCCCTATGGCTATAACACTAGGAGCACTAAATGTTTGACCCTTAAAAATATGGTGTAAAAGGCCTGATTCTAAATAATTTGAAAGTGCGGCCATTTTAATCTCCTATTTAAGATCCTGTACGAAAATGTTCTATAGTAATAATACACATAAAAAAAGAGCCACCCCTAGTTATAAGAGGTGACTCTCTTGATGAGCCTAGTTGATATTCTGATTAGAATGAGCCTAAAATAACTCGTCTATTATCAAGAACACCAAAGCCAATTTCAGCCCAGCCGTAGTAACCAGCTCGCTGTTGTCTGTGAAGAGTAGGATCTTCCCAGATTTCAAGCTGAGCCTTAACAGGCATTACAAAGCTGTCATTGCTTGATTGGTCTAAACCAACTACAAGCTCAGTGTCAGAACCCTGAACTGCACCAGACAATTGTCCAGTGAAGAAGTCTTGGTACTCTTGGCCTTCGCCAAGTTCATCCATGTCGTGAAGATTAACACCAAAGATTCTAGTGATTGGAGCCCCGCCTTCAGCGGCTGTGTAGATTTCTCTACGAGTCACTTCATCAATTTGGTCTAATCCCCAGTTGCGAACATCTTCAAGAGCTTCTGGGCTGACATAAAGGTCAGTCAAGCGACCACGACCTACGGAAGCAGCGTTACCGCCTGAGTTACGACGCATAACAGTTTGCATAAGAGAAACAAGTCTCTTGCTAAACTGACCTGCCGTAGCATCAGCATCGTACACGAGGATATTGCGGTCAACACCAGCGGCCAACAATGTGTGCCACCCGTCGTCGTTCATCTTCTTGACAAAACCAGCTTCCAGAACTTGCATAGCGCGTGCTACAATGTCCCAGCGAGCTTCACGAGCATATCGAAGTAAGTAGTCGATTGAGCTAGTAATGCTGTAGGTTGGGATCATTACGTAGTCGCCTTCGACGCTACGTTCTGGGATTCTACCGTGACCGGGATTCGTGTAAGCTACATGCTCACCTTCCAAGCCCGGAGCGATAAGGTCTAGTGGAAATTCCGTGGTTGCACCCGGTTCTACGTTGATGGTTTCAAAAATGTTGCCAAGAACGTTACCAACCAAGACACCCTTACGGAGTGGAAGTTCTAGGGCTTTTGCAAATTCACGTTGCGAAGCTTGTGCAACTTGAATATCGCTATCCCCAGAGTTTTTAAGTAGAGCGATGAATTCATCGCTTGGTCTATCTGTAAAAGCCATTTTAAAATTCTCCTGTTAAATAAGGGCGTTTAACCGTTTGATCCATGGTTAGGAAGATTAACTTCTACCTTAGCGTATCCATCTTCGTCGATGCGACTTAGGAATCGTCCAATAGGAAGATTACCAGAAGCAACAGCCGAAGCTGCACATACGTTGGTAATATTACCAGCTGCTGATGCTGAAGCGTATGCTACATCACCGGGAGCAACAGTAACACTGTCAATCTTATTAGTTACAACATAACCTTTTCGCAAGATCGTAACCTTACTTCCAAGTTGGACTTCGTCCTTATGTTGATTTAGGTGAGTTCTTGTCAGGTCTTTGTTAACAACATCGTTAAGCAAAATCCCAACAGGAACGTCGGTATTGGCTGCCGCCTTTTCTTTAACTAGCGCTACGCCTTGATCCATTGCTGCACCAGAGCCAGTGTTAGTATAAGGCGAAGAACCGGAATCGTGAACAACAACTCCACCACGAGTAGCAACAGCTGCATTCATGAAGAAGCTGATGTCAGTTTGTAGTTCGTATCTATCTGCTTTAAGAGCCATTTCTAAATTCTCCTATACTTATTTAGTGAAAACGTTTTCAGAAAGCCACGATGCAATGCTAGCTCTGGTAGTCTCTAACTCGTCAGACTCTTCTGCTTCTACAAGTGTAGCTTCAGTAGTTTCTACTTCGTCAAAGAGTTCTTCAGAAACTTCAGCTTCTGCTTCTTCTTCAGCTTCTTCTTGTGATTCTTCAGCTTCAGTTTCTCCAGCCATGGGCTTTTTAGGGCCTTTGCCGAGACCTTCAGCTTCGTCATCTTTCTTGTCTTTCTTCTCTTTCTTTTCTTTTTTGTCCATGAAAGCGATTATAGCTTCAAAAGCTTCATCTTCAAGAGACTCAAAGGTGGCAAGAGATTCGTCTACGTCTTCTTCGCTGATACCAGCTTCTACAAGAGCAGCTTTTCTCTTTTCCATCTTCTCTTTCTTTTTCATCTCTTCTACATCTTTCATGGCGACACTCAACTCTTCTTGCGAAGTAGCCAAAGCATCTTCTAATTCAGCAATCTTAGCTTGGGTTGACTTTACAGTCTCTTCAAGTGTTGCAATTGCTTCGTCCTTTGATTGAACATCAGCTTCAAAAGCTTCAACCGTAGCAGCAAACTCTTTATCTTTTGCTTCTCCGATTTTTGCTTTAATCGCTTCATTCTCTTGTTTAGCAGTGGCGAGCTCTTCTCTAAGATCTGCGACCTGCTTTTCTAACAAATTATCAGACATTCTAATATCTCCTATAGAAAACTTATTAGTGCTATCGTTTACGTAAAAAGCTTTACTTGAATTTAGTATAACGCTTCTTGGGTTGGCAGGTTTTGAAACCAAGCCCTTTCCAGAAAACGATATATTACGCAAAGCTCTACCAACTTTATATCCCTCATATTCTCCAGTTCCACCGTAACACCTGAGATGTTTAGTTAAAAATGCAGAATCTTCGTCTCTTGCCAAGACTTTGCCAGCTCCTTCGGGGTCTAGTAGAGCATAGTCAAAGCCTGCGAACAGGCATTCCATGGAAACGAACCATTTCCCTTCCTCTATCTCCGCAATAATTTGTGACATACGATCTCTGTTTTCAGGATCAGTCCAGCTATTGTATATAACAGCTTGACTAACAATGTCAAAATCTTGCGGTTGTTCTTGAGAGTCTGCTTCGACTCTACTTCCTTCTTTGTCCAAAATATAACTACCAGTGATATGACCTATAATGTCATTCTCATTATGCATGAAGTTAAACTGCTTATCTTCAGGCGTGTTTCTTGCAGCCCATGTTGGTTCTGATTGGAAAACATCATCGTTTTTATTCCATCCAGTTGAAACCAGCACTGACTCAAGATAGTATAGATCTATCTGATCTGGATTACTTTTTGCTAAAAGCTTTTCGAGTTGCGCTTCAACCTTTGGACTTACATCAGCCTCTGGTTGTAAATGCACTATGCTAGCTTCAGAGCAGTAGGCTATAGAGGCGTTGGTTTTAATAACCTCCCCTAAGCCGTCATTGATCTCTTGTTGGTATATTTTCATATGTCTTACCTCTAAAATAAATATACACAAAAATTTTTAATTAGTGCCAGTGAGCCCTATTTACAAACATATTCAACGTAGCATCCGATGGCGCTTCGTCTGTAGACATCTATGTTCATTGATGAGGTATCAATATTTTTAGCAGCCAAGCACTGACAAAACTCTTTTGGAGATAGAGCTCCAGCAGATAGTTTGTCATGAATTGTCTCCACGCTTACCTCTTGCAAAGGTTCTAGATTAGTGAGGACATCTAACTTGATTTTTTCCATAGAAGCGACTTCTGCCTTTGTTACCTGTCTAAGATTTTTCTTATTGTTCATCTTCAAGTAGGCGTCTGTAATTACCTCTGATATAGTATCGAATGTAGACTGTGCCCAGATTATAGTCTCTGCCAATCCCGGAGCGGATTTTGGCGTTTCAACACGTTGCTTTCTTGGCTTCTCGTCTACCTTAAAAGGAGGTCTACCATTATCCTTTGGCGCCTCTTTCTTATTAGGAGCTTGTGGCGATTGCTCCTGTTTCTTTTCGTTAAGGTCGGCTTGCTTTTCTATTTTTTCCATCTCTTTCTTATGATTAGCATTATGGAATGGGCTAGCCTTATCAGGGGCTTTGTCAGTCTCTCTTTCTTTATATTCCCTTCTGAGCCTGATCTTTTCAACAGACGGTACTTCGTGGAATCTTTCCAATACGGTTTCATGACTGATGATGTCTCTATCTGCTAGCTGTAGAAGAAGATTCTTCTCGGCAGCGTCATCTGCTAGGCTCATCTGGTCGTAATGAATTTCTGCTGCATATCTAAAGCCCATAGCTTTTCTGACAAGCTCTATTTCATGTTGCCAGAACTTAGTCAACAAACTCCTGCCATACTGAAGTCTCTCTACTAAAGTTTTCAGACTTATGAAGTTGTTGGTGAACCCTCCTCCGTTTCCAGCCATACCAGTAAGAGTAGGAGGAACACCAAGGCCTGCGTAAATACTATTTAATACGGATTGATATTTTTCAGATCCTAAGAATTTATATACTTGGCTGTTTGACTCTGTATAACTTAACTCTGGCCCCCAAACAAGTTCCATAGTTCCGCCGCCAACGTTACTAGCAAGAATATCTCTCAGCTTATTGATAGCAGCTCTGTTTGGAAGGATCTTATGGTCTAGATTACCAAGAGTCCATAGTCTGATATTTGATATTGCCCCATCTAGTGCAGACAGGTCAGCAAGTCGCATTTTTTCCAGCATTATAATATCATCGAGGATTGCGTAGATCATGGGGTTCGCCCACATTTGCCAGTCGTCTTTTTTATAATGAAACACCTGAAGTCGTTCTTCGTCCAGTGGGATTTTTTTCTCCCCTCTTTGGATGGCTCGTTTCACTTTTGTAGGCAAGGTTTCCAAGATATTTGGAGGAATGTCTCCGTTCTTAAACTTGTCGTTAAAAATATTAGTGGAAAGGTTGAATGACTTTTTGCCCATAAACAAATTGAGCTCTCCATCTTTCATGCCTACATTCAGAGGGTTAAAGAAATTATACCTCCAAGGTATGACGTTTCTAGTCATATTTGGAATTTCTACCTTGATATCATTTGCGACTGACTTCATATACTTAGAAAGCTCTGGCGTAACATTCGCATTACTTCTGTATACTACTACATTTCCACATCTATATAGGGTGTTCAAGAATCTTTCAGATCTCTCTTTACCATTACATTTTTTAAACCATTGCTTGAAGAACTTTTCTGCGCTCTTATTCTGATGTACCAAGCTAATACCTTGACTACCAAAGTCGCCCATCAAATCAATAATATTTCTGATAATCCCCACCTTGGAATATGCATCCATGCACATCTTAATCATGCGCTTCTGCTCTCTAGGAACCTGCTCATCAGGCCTAAAGGCGTGGTAATCCATTGATGTGAATCCGGGACGTACAGAGCGATTAGACTCTATGTCTTTAAAATTCCTGTATGCCCGATAGCCAACACTTTTTGTCACGCCGTCATAAGAATTAACATTGTCAGAAAATGCGTCCATAGCGATAGATTTGCTTGCGTCGTCGTGCCAAGTTATCATATTATTGTCTGTCATATCGTCGCCTATCAGTTAATTGGAATGTAATTGGAATGGATCATAGAAATTATACACGGATGATTAATAAATGTCACCCATGTTCTCAGTAAACCAGTTTGGCCCACTGTAAAGGTCTTCTCTCTTCTTTGCTTTATAGTCTTCACCAGCGGTGGCAAAACCGCCGTAGAAGTTATAGGCTTGAGGGGTTGGAGTCCTTTGTAAAACTCTAGCAGCCATGTTAGCCATAATTAATGCTGAGTAACGGTCTTTCCTCATCTTACTCTTCTTTCCTGTGCCTACAACGACCTCTGGAGTATCCCATCTGTCCCTACCTGTAGCAGTTTGAGTAATCTGAATCATTGACAACTCATCCTTGAGTTCTTCTATATCCATAACACACTCTTCTAAAGTATCAAAATGCCTACCCTTTAATCCATCGTCAGCATTGGATAGTCCAAGACTTATAGAGTCAAAGAATGGGAATAGCAAAATCTTGTCCTCAAAATCCTTTCTAAGTCCATGATTAGCCTCAGCAAGCCAGTCATACTTTGCGAACTGACACATTTCTAATATATGCAGTCCACGCTCATCGTCTGTGTCCTTTGGCTTGTCGTCGTCTATGGTTGGCCATATAGCTAGTTCACCCTCTTGTATCTTATCCCTATCGTGTAAGGACTCCATAACGGCTATACCGCCGCCCTGAGCGTCCATAGCTATGTGGATGCATGGGAAGAGCTTCATGAGGTCTCTGATCTTCCTAGCACAGTAGGAATAGAAGTCTGTCTCTCTAGAATATCCTCTTTTGACCTTTTCTTTATGCTCAGATCTTGTAGTAGTCCAGCAATGAACAATTCTTCTATGGTCTGGATTTACCTCTATGACAACTATGCTAAAGTTATCGACTTCAGACGCAGGGTCAACCCCAAAAATATATCTTTTATTAGGATCTCCAATAAGACTAGCTTCAAAATGTATTTCCTCTCCCTTGGAGTTTTTCAATACATTGTCGTTAGAAACGACGCAAGATTCTATTAGTGACCTCTTGAAAAAGCCCTGACTGTCCCTTGTAAAGCACGCACCAAACTCCATTTGATAAATACCGGCATGGACTGTAGCTTTAGATCTGGCTACCTGAGCAGCGTCCATAAAGCCCTCTGGTAAAAGCTCGTAAGGGATACGGATGATAGAGTACTGTGTCCAGTCAAAATCTTTAGGTACGTCATCGCCACCAAACACTTCTCTTAGTCTAGCTTCAATACCTCTGCTCTTTATGATAGACTTCCATTTTTTCCAGTATGTCGCAAAGTGATTAAAATCGTAATAAGCTGTACCGGAAAGAATAATTTGGTTGTCTTTGTTTTCTATGGTTTCTTCTTTTTTCTGCTCTACCTCAACGCCAAGCTCTTTAGCTCTTTTCTCTGCAGCAAGTCTTTTGACGTTATCAATTGGGTCTGCACTAACAGCAGCAAAACCTGCGACAACATTCTCAAAGATATCTCTAGGTATGGATGCAAATTCGTCAGATATAATATCGTTAGCACGTTGACCACGAATCTTTTGTCCATCACCGAGAGGTAGGCATGTTACAGTGCTGTCGTTTATGCGCATAACACATCTGTCTACATCTCTTCTCGGCCCGCTACTATCACTGCATATATCTCTTAAGATTGGAGCATTTCTCCATATGGTTTCCATGTACTCAAACAAAACCTTAGATTGTCTAAAGGCAGCACCTACTACCACAACTTTTCTATTTGGGAGTAAGAGAGCTCTAAGCAAGGCATATAGAGACAGCATAAATGATTTGCCGAAACCACGACTAGCGATTAACATTGGGAATTTCCTACTCCACATTTCATGAAGCATCAATGCCTGCGATGGTAAGATCTGAACATTCAGTATGTGCTTGCAAAGGAATGAAAAATATTCCGGCCTCATCATTAGGTAAGAGAGTCTTAGGTGGTAGTCTTCATCTGAAACTTTTAGTATTGACGTAGGGTTGAAAATATCTTTGTCGTCAATGTCCAAGCCCAACCAAGCGTCGTCTATCGTTCTTAACTCTTTTGTCATTTTAAACTCGCTAACCCTCTATACTTCCTTGTTGACAGAACCCCGTCTGCGAAACCGTAATATACAGCCTCATTGCTGCTAAGATACCAATCCCCATCCTTGAGTTTTCTCTTTATAAACGTCTTAACCTTAGCCTCTGTGGGCTCCTCATATCTTTCTTTGAAGAACTTACCCTTAATACATTTCGTGACATATATATCTAACATCGAATCTAATATGGTGGTTTCAAACTTTGACCAGCTCTGTGTGTCTAGATAGTTACCGTAATTTGAGCTACTCCCGTAGTGAGACATGAAGTAGGAGTTTGGCATCATTATTCTTGTGTCTGCAGCTTGCAGGATTATGCTACTCATTGACTCTGCTTGGCCGTATACTACGATTGTTACGTGGGATCTGGCGAGTTCAATAGCATCGTATATAGCCATTCCATCACCCCAGTTTCCACCAAGGCTGTGCATATGAATAAGTATTGGTTCATTTTTAATAGAATCCAGATGTCTAAGGTTTTTGATAAACGTAGTAGCCATGCGATACTCTACGCCGGGATCATCTTCAAACGGGCCGTAATGACCGTGCAGATATATCTCTCGCTGTTTAAGGTCTATATTTTGACCATGTATTGATTCAATATGTTCAGTCATTAGCGTACATCTCATTAACACGTTTAAAAATACTGCTTACAGTTAAGAAAGCGTTGTATTTGTTTTCACAAAATACCACATGTATGTTATCTCTCAGCTGAAACTCCATTAAGCACTTTATTATGTATTTACCAGTTATTCTTAGCGTCTTTTTTTGAGCTTCTGGTATTCTGCTATTTTCTGGAAAGTCCACTAAGTCTCCAAGACTAAACTCCAGCACTATAAACTTATGCGGAAAAGATTTCATACGTTCTATTTCATTCATAAACGCATGTTTCTTTTTCCCTAGATTTTGAGCCAGCTCCTCCACACAGCCTTTTCTCTCAATACATATCTTGTCTTCCATTCCCTCAATAGAGTAGTCTCCAGTGTCTAGCTTTCTTTCTACCATGCCAGCACACTTATCATACTCTTTGAAAAAATAGCCTTCTTGTTCTCTAGTATCTTTGATAACTGTAAATTTTGGAGCGTTTTTGTAATTAGTCATTTTTATGCACTATTTGATGAAATAACGATTCGTACAGGTGCTCGTGACCAGTGATCTCTTCATGGCACTTCCGGCACAAAGTAATGCCGTTGTCAACATCGTATCTCAATATGGCCGCACTAGACCATTTTTTTATATGGTGGGCTTGTAGTCTATACTTAGAGCCACAATCTGGCATCTGGCATTTAAACTTATCCCGGCTATAAACTTTTTTGCGCCAGTCTTTATAAACTGGATCGTCGTAGTTCCTTCTCATTTGCAAGAAACCTTTGTTATCAAAATGTCGTTCTTTATTTCTTTACAGAGAAGCCTAGCTTTACTGCTACTGTCTTGGTCTAGTATCATTTTAAATAAACCGTGACTTGCTTTAAAACATGCTTCGTCTGGGTCATGAGCTTCGACAAAGATTATAGGCTGTTCCGAATTATATTCGTATATCCTATACTTCTTCAATCTAGCTATAACCAAGCTAAGATCCATCTCTACTTTAAATATCTTCATATAGGTCGTGTTCCATCATCAGCGTTACTAAATCTTTAAAGGAGTGTTTTGGCTCCCAACCTAATTTTCTATTTGCCTTTGATGAATCGCCACGTAAATAGTCTACTTCTGCAGGTCTATAAAACTTAGGATCTATTACGACATATTTTTCCCAGTCGGCAATCCCAATACCTGCAAAAGCTTCGTCTAAAAATTCTCTAATCGTATGTGTTTCACCTGTGCAAATAACATAATCATCCGGTTCTTCTTGTTGTAGCATCATCCACATGGCTTCTACGTAGTCTCCAGCGTAGCCCCAATCCCTAAACGCATCTAAATTCCCCAGTCTTAACTTAGGGTATTTCGGCGTTACTATAGCATCCGCCATAATTTTGTTAAGGACTATATCATCTTCCGTGAAAGAAATAGATGAATCATCCGGCGATGGAACATGTGTAGCCAAATCTAAATGGAGATTTCGACACCATTTTGAAAATCCCCCAATCCACTTAGTGATTTTCCGAGTCACGAAATTTTCACCACGACGTGGCCCTTCATGATTAAATAATATTCCGGCACTTGCATGTAAGCCGTAGGCTTCTCGGAACAATCTTACGGCGTAGTGAGCAGCGCATTTAGCTATAGCATATGGAGACTGTGGCAAGAATTTGGTTTCCTCGTTCTGGTATTTCTTACCGTCCCTACTGACACTATATGAGTCGCCAAACATTTCGCTTGATGACGCTTGGTAGAATTTACACTTGATATCAAGATCCACTATGGACTGTAAGATATTGAAACAGCCTTTGCCCGTAATATCCCATGTGAGACCGGGTTGCTTAAAAGAGACTCCTACATGCGATTGTGCTGCTAGATTGTAGACTTCATCTACATCATCGTTATCTCGAATGATTCCCAAGACACTACTTACATCTGTAATGTCTCCGTGTACCAGATCGAATCTGGGTCTTCCAACAAGATGTTGTATTCTCTCCGTCGTGTCTACACTGCTTCTTCTAGCTACTCCAACCACATCGTATCGTTTCATTAGAAGTAGTTCCGCCAGATGGCTTCCGTCCTGCCCTGTTACGCCAAAAACAATTGCTTTCATAGTTTCTTAGTCCTTTTTACTCTAGTCCTATTCTCTTTGACCGAAAGTGGTCGTATGTTCTTATAGTTGCAGCACTCCCTGTACTGCTTGTCATCTGTCAAATCAAAAGAAGAATATGGACGTATATGATCTATTTCCCATACATCGCCCTTGTTCTCCCAGCTCCAACCATCTTCAAATTGATTCTCTATGTGACTTCTTAGTTCTTCTCTTGTCGCCCCAAACATCTTGTGTGCCACACTACCGCGCTTTGCCAACAGCTTGCCCTTAATTACACTATTCAAATAAGTTTGCGCAGTGGCGCGCTTAAAGGCGTGCTCATTGTTTTTTCTATAATCATTTCGCTGCTTGTTGTAGCAAGACTTACAAACTGAACAAGTAGTATTGCTTTGTCTCCTTCGTGACTCATCTCTCACTTTGTTACATCTGAAGCAAAGAAAGTCTCCGTTATGCAGCCAGTCAATGTGCTTGGAATGAACAACGTTCAAGTTGCCCCAGTTTTTAACGCCGATTGTGGCAAGTAAAGGGTCGTGGTTCTCAGGAAACAGCTTTATCTCTATTGTTCTTGTGTCTACTGAGGCAACAACCTCTGCAGGAGTCTTTCCTATAAAACCCTTCTCACCAACAAGTCTTTCACCAAGCTCCAGCCTACGGATGCCCATTTTGCTAGCATAGCCCAAGGCTGTTCCTCGCGAAATGTCGTATCCAATTTGTTTCAATATTCTAACGCAGTCATCTGCTCCTCCATGCGGATAGAACCTCTCAATCACGGCCTTTATCTTTTTTATTCTAGCTTTTGTTGGACTTAAAGTCTCCATATCAATCCTCAACGGTATCAGGTGTCAAAAAGGGCTGGTCTACCAACCCGTCCTCGTATTTATGAAAGGCACGAAGCCTATTCTTCTCTTGTTCCATAGCCAATCGCATTTTTTCCATTTCATTACCGTATTGTTCGGTAAGATGCGGGTTTTGCATCAAATGTGCAACCCATCCAGTAAAAGTCTGCTTTGAATCCTCTAGACGCTTAATTCTCTGCTCTCTCGTACCCTTCATTTCCTTGAGCATGGCCGACTTCTTTGTTTGCAAGTCGCGATAGTCTCTATTGAGTGATTCCTGTGCGGCGCGCAGAGAGGCGATTTGACGCTCTAGGTTTATAATGTAGTCTCTATCCTGCTGATCGGGATCTGTGGCCTTCTCCGTGGCTACCAGCCCCTCAAACGCCGTAATCTGATCTATGTTTTCTTTATTTGACTTCAGGCACCTGTTCATTAACAATTCGAGTTTAATCACATCGACAACCTGCAACTCTTCTGTTGGAAATACATCATCCTTAAACTGACTAATGATTCTGCCCCAGTGATACTTAAAGAGGGTCAACTCATCTGCTGTAAACTGCTGTTCCAGCTCGATCCAGTATGGACGCTCTTCTAACTCGTATGCGGCCTGCTCTAACGTAGAAAGCCCTTTCTTTAATTTCTTTTTAATAAAAGTTTGTATGCTGTTAGGATCACGATCCAGATTTGCTGCAATGTCTTCTACTGGCATTGAATCAGCGTTCTGTGTAATATAGCGGGCCTCAGCGTTAGATAGTCTACCCTTCTTCATGTCCGTGTTCCTCTAATATATGTTCTATAATAAATAGGACTTCTTCTTTACGTTTTTTAGGTACATATACGTCATTGACTATTTTAAGATAATCTGATCTGTACTCAGCGGGTAATTTAATGTCTAATACCTTTGTTATCTCTTTGTAGTCTACGGACTCTACATATTCTTCTCTCTCGTCATCTAGTATATATTCTTCATTAGCGAGTTGTCCGGGTTTCATAACCTTGGCTTTTTGTTCTTCATTACTAGTAAAGTGGTTATCTCGTACAAAGTTCTTGAGGCGATTAGATAAGTGGACAGATAGGAAGTTTTCTAGTGGTCTTTTTTCATCGTAACGAGGGAGTGCTTCCATACATATGATAAATGCCTCTTGTTTCATGTCATTCATGTCGTATCCGTAGAATGTGTACTTGGGGGCGATTCTGTTAACGACAATCTCTATCTGGTCAATAACATTCTGCGGTGTCATGTTAGAAGGTATATGCATATTAGTCTTCCTCGGCTATCCTTATCCATTTGTCTCCATTAAAAAATTCTAAACACTTTTTATCTGTGTTGTAGATAATCATACCCTGTTGTGCGGGAGGTTTTTCCTTGTCGTTGTAGTTGTCTGGTGCGAGACGTACTACTGGCGTAGATATAACAGCGTTTTTGCGTGTTAAGTTAATACGGCGAGTTTTTATGTCGTGCTGCTTCTGACTTTCGTTAAAAGACTCAATAATGGCGTCTTTCATCATCTCTTTGAACTCTTCTTTGTCAATAGACTGAATAATGTCGTCTTTTCTTCCCAAAAGAGCATTTTCTTCGATTTCTACCGGCGAGATTGTATATGAGTCACTTGATGCTAGGATAGTATTGGGGGCGGCGTAGAATTCTAGCGTAGTGTTCGGTTGAATAGAGGTAATTCTGAAAATACCACCGTCTTCAGGGTCAAATTTCTGAGGTGGTTGGTCAGGAAGCGTTCTTCTGACCTGTCTTGTGATTCCTACCCCTTCTGTCATGGAAATTTGTCTGTGTAAGAGGTGTTGGTCTCCATTTATCTCAAAAAGTCCTACTCCAGTCTCAAAATTGAGCACTCGATCTCCATCAAGCTCTTCAATTAGGTAAAAACACCGATATCCATCGCCAATCACGTCTACGAACCGAGTTCCTTCCCGTTCCCAGCGTCTTGTCTTCGATAATTCCGGTAAGCAACCGAAACCTTCGAGTATCATGGTGGTGTCTCGTCCAGAACGGGCTCTGCCGCACTCCTGAGCACCTTTATGGTATTTATTCTTGTTCTTCATCTGCATCTTTCTGATCTAGCAGTTCAGCCAGAGATTTATCCTCTGTTTCGAGTTCTTCTGCAACTTCTTGCTCAAGAGCAGCTGTTGCCTTGCATGTTAGTTCAGCATCGACGCATTTGTGGGTTTTTTTATTCATATCATTAATCCAATTGTTTGTTTGAGTAATCTAACTGTCTAATTATACACTTCTGGACGCTAAAAAACACAACAAAGTCGCTAATCGAAACTATTTGGGGCGTAAGGGGAGAGGATTGGGTAATACATTGCTTTGGTGTGAGTCGGATTGCGTATGAACCCCGTCGGCATTATTGAGACACAGTCTCATTAAGCAACTCGAAGATAAAACTACCCCTTACAAAATAAATAGCATTATTCTGAGAAAATACTCAAGTACCTATTGACAAATGACGATATATAGTATATACTTAGTATATAACAATTAAGAAAGGTTACAACATGTTTGACAAGATCATTGACACAATCGGCAAGACTTCATTGGTAATAATTATTACATACGCTGTTTACTTTTATATATCAGAATTAATTAATATTATTTCTTAAAAAAGTTCTAAAGTCTATTGACATTTATAGCCGATAAGTTATAATAGAGACATAACAAACAACGTTCTTGAAAGGAACACAACATGACACGCAACGAAGCTAAACTAGAACTGTTCAAACTAAACCGCAACATTGAGAAGATGGTTGTTGCACACGCTAACGAACTTGGACAGTTCAATAAGAACTGTTTGATGAATGACCTACAACGCATGTGGGATAGAAAGAAAACATTAATCAATACTATCAATGGTTAAGATAATGATTACAGAAATTATACTATGTACAATAGTCACACTACCATTAGTGTTTACCATATACGATAACAACATAAGGAAATCAATATGATTAATCTAGGTACAGCTAACGGTTGGAAGACACTACCAACACAGTACACTAAGCACCTTGCTGAGTGTGGTACTGAGCATGAGGTAACCATGTGTTACATGGAGTACCCTACTGAGGGTGGCGCAATCAAACGCCAACGCCAAGAGATACAACGGCGTTATGATATGACTGTTACCAATAAGGGTAACTGTTACAACAATCACACATGTAATGAGTGTGGTATATCTTATGATGTTGATAGCAGTGGGTAGTACTACCCTAACCAATCCCCTAGTAGCTGCCTATACAGGGTACACAGTGAAAGGGTATTAGCCCAACCAATCCCCTAGTGCCCCCCTGTAGAAGGGTGCGCAAAATCGGGGCGGGCTCGAAAAAAAACCTTATAAAATATAATAAATAGTTAAGATTACTATTGACAAATGCCGATACTTAGTATATACTACTAGTATAACAATTAAACAAAGTTCTTGAAAGGAACACAAAATGAACGTTACTAAAATCACAAGCAAGAGCCAAGCTAAACTAGAACTCTTCAAGATTGATCGTCGGATCGAAAAGAAGATTGAACAACACGTTAATGAGTTGGGTAAACACAACACTGATATCGTTGAGCTTGAATTAGAAAAGCTTTGGGCTAAGAAAAGTATTTTAGTTTCTTACATAAATAGTTAAAGATACCCCTTGACAAATGCCGATATATATAATATAATAAGGGCATAAGGAAAACAATATGAGCTATACAGCATACAAACAATTACGCAAGAAACACACACGCACTGGCCTACGTTACATGGTGAAGTGTTACAGGACTAACAAGTACGCTATCTGTACTTGGATAGGATCTACTAACTCAGCCATTGGTGGCATTGAGTGTCAAGGTAAACTAGACTACGTTATTAAGCAATGGAATAAAATCGTATGAATGACTTTGAACTAATGAAATCAGAATCGGATGGAGATACTGGCCGATTGGTTGAACTGATAAGGTATACAGGGGATGACGGCCTAATGCCTAAGTATATGGTAAAGCTGAATGGTGTCCTTGTGTTTCACAGTGAAGCATATCCGTATGCTGATTTCGAGTACAAGATGGAATGCGTGTAGTCTTACCCTATCCAATCCCCTAGCGCCCCTCTAGCAGGGGGGAAGCAGAAAATCGGGGCCGCCGCGATTTTAACCTACCCCCAACCGGCGGGGGTAAAAATAAATGGTCTTTTTCTGAGAAAATGCTCAAGTATCTGTTGACGTGTGCCGATAATTATAATATACTTAAGGTATAAGAATTAATGAAAGGTTTAATATGTTTACTGAAATACTGCTTTGCTCAATCGCAACGTTCCCCGTCCTTATTACTCTTTGGGAAAATAACTTGAAAAAAAGTTAAGATTACCCTTGACAAATGCCGATAAGTATGGTATAATAGAAGCATAACGAAAAGGAAATAAAATGCCAACTAACAAACAAATCAAATCTGACCTGTGGGACGTTTACTATAAGCTGGAAGAAGCTGGCGCGTCGAAGGTTGTTAAGTATGCCATCATCGACATCATGATTCTGATGGATAAAGAAGAAGAAGAAAATTCAGAAAAAGTTAAAGTTTGCTCTTGACAAATGCCGATACTTATAGTATAATAAGAACATAACGAAAAGGAAAATGATAATGAAAACTGAAGCTGTTAAAACTATATTCAAATCAGAAGACTACGGTCTTGAAGACCACACGCTCACAGTCGATAAGATTGTAGAGCTTGATGAGAATGGTAACGTAATGGTTACTAAGCTCATTGCCTACGTTATCGACCCGTTGGATAACGCTATGGTATTCAACTATTCACCATATGCCAAATTGAGTGAGTTGCTCAATTCCGCTAAGGTGTGGATTCAGTGCGGTTGCCCTAGCGATTGTGACGCTTCAGGCTTTCCCCGTAAATGGGATGAGGCAGCACTTCACGCATGGGTAGCAGGATAGGGAGAACGAAATGGAATGCGTATAGTCTTACCCCACCCAGTCCGCTATGGCCCCTCTGTCAGGGGGGAAGCAGAAAATCGGGCCCGCCGCGATTTTAGCACACCCCCAACCGGCGGGGGTTTTCAGAATAAAAGTAATAATATTTTGAGAAAATGCGGAGCGAGTGACCTAACGTGTCACGACCATGTGCGATAATATATATATAAGAGGTTAGGAAATCGAAAGGAAATAAAATGATACTAATAGAAAACTTCATCGAAAACATCCCTCACGATTGCGAGATTGCGATCTCTGGACGCGGTGTCCGTTGTGACTGGAAGTATAAGACAACAGCGGAACT